CTTGCCACTCTACAGACTCTGCAAAGAGTAGCAGATAGTAGATTAGCCGATCTTGGTTTTACTGCGGTCAAATATCTCAACTCAGATGTTGTCTATGACAGCAACTGTGCTGCAACCAGAATGTACTTTCTTAATACTAATTATTTAAGATTGGAAACTGCTGCTAACAGAGACTTTGTTCCAGGTGAAGCTAAGGAATCCATTAACCAAGATGCCACTGTAGTGCCAATGTTTTGGAGCGGTAATTTAACCTGCTCAAACAGAAGCTTACAAGGCGTTTTACATACTTAGGAGGGTAGAATGAGTTTCGCACCAGTATTAGGTATTGACGTAACTTCAGTCAGTGATACGGCTGAGTTTTTATTAGGTCAACATGGAGCGGTAGTTGGTTCTCCGACTAAGCTTTATAAGTATGTACAGTATGACACAGGTTCAGCAGGAGCAGCAGCCGTAGCAGGTGAGGTAGCTTACTACTACACATTAGACGGCTACAAGAACAACCAGGTTACTTCTGATCTCTCTGACTCAGTTGAGATTGGAGCAGGTGTTCTACAAGCTGTGATGACTGATGGACAATTTGGTTGGGTACAGATTTCTGGGCCTGCCACATTGACTATTGCATTAACCGCAGGAGCAGATGGTGATCCATTAACTCCAACAGGTTCTGCTGATGGTACATTAGATGTCAGTGCTGATGTTACAGATAACGTCTGTGCAATTGCAGGCGATATATCTGACAAGGAAATTATTTGTACATTTCCTTTATAGCATACGCAAATCAACTAGGGGCAGGGCAACTTGCCCCTTTTTAACCTTATGGGGGAACTATGAGAGTACAGTTTTATAAAAAAATGTTTAATGGTGAAATGCGTGATTTCGCAAGAATACCAGTAACAGGCACTAGAGATATGTTAGAGACACCTGTCAGGGCAACTGATGTGCAACGCTTTCCAAAAGAATGGTCAGACTACAAGCAAAACGAAAACAAAAAAATTACTGGTACTTTGATGGAAAAACTACCAGGCATTTCAGAGGATAAAAGAATTGAATTGGAACTTAAAGGTATTCAGACAATTGAGCAGTTGGATAAGGCAAAAACTGAAGTCTTGCAAAGCATGGGTGATGTCTATGTTTCACTCAGAGAAATCGCCAAGTTACATGTCAAAGCCAACGCCAAAAGCAGCACCAAAAAAATACAAGAAAAGAAAGACATCTAAAAAATGACATTGCTCAGTATTTGCCAGAATGTAGCTGATTTTACAGGCTTTGAAAGGCCGACATCAGTTATCTCTAATACAGACCCAATTGCAAGACAACTATTAGCACTTGCACAAAGAGAGGGTAAGCAGTTAATGCGTGTATCGGATTGGGCAATATTAAAGAAAGAGCATACATTCTCAACATCGAGTGGCACAGCCGCTTATGCCCTGCCAAGTGATTTTGACAGACTTGTTTTAGAAACGTCATACAACAGATCAGATAATGATATATTGACTGGCCCTATAAGCAGTTCAGAATATCAACTGGTCAATCATGGTATGGCAACCACAGGTACAACAGAAAAGTTTAGATTAAAAGCTGCATCTAATGCTTTAAAGTTTGAATTAGACCCTACACCATCATCAACACAAACTATTGGCTTTGAATATGTATCAACACAGTTCTGTCAATCATCTGGTGGTAGTGGGCAGGCTGTTTGGACAGCAGACACAGATACAGGAATACTCGATGAAACAACAATGGAAATGGGTATTACATATCGTTTTAAAGCAGCACATGGATTAGATTATGCAGAGGATTATCGTCAATACCAGTTAGAGGTCAGACAGGCTATTGCACGAAATGGCTCTGCACCAATATTGCAACTTGATGATGCAAGAAAATTAATTGTAGGGCCATATCAGACAGATGGTAATTACGGCATCAGTTAATGCTTCAACCTTTACGAAATGCATCACGATTTAGAACAAAGTCAGTCTCTATACCTGCACCTATTGGCGGTTTAAACAGTCGTGACTCTGTTGATAATATGCAGTCACTAGATGCCATAACATTAACCAATATGTTTCCGACAGTCGGCAAGATTACACTCAGAGATGGTTATTCATCATTTTGCACAGGCGTTGGATCAGGTGATGTTGAAACATTGGTTGAACATAATGCAGGTGATAACAGACAATTATTAGCTGTTGGTTCTGATGGTGTTTTATATCAGATCAATACTGGTTCTGCTGTATCAAAGAAAACAGGTTTATCAAACGGCAGGTTTCAGACAGCAGCATTTAACGGCAGGACATTGTTTGTTAATGGCACTGATACACCTTTCTCATGGGATGGCTCTTCAGCAGCTAATTTATCAATAACACTATCTGACAGCACCAGTGCAGACAGTTTAAAAGGCGTTCATGTACATAAAAACAGAGTTTATTATTTTCGGCAAGATGAGCAAAAGTTTTATTATTCTGCATCAGTCGATACCTTTCAAGGGAATTTTACTCTATTTAACTTAGGTTTAATTGATAATGTTGGTGGCAACCTTATTCAGATACAAACACTGACTATAGATGGTGGTGAAGGAACAGATGACCTTATTGCTTTTATTATGGATTCAGGATTTGTTCATGTCTATTCTGGCAGTAATCCGAGTTCTGGGTTTGCATTGAATGGTTCATTTAGAATTGCAGAACCTGTCAATGAGATAAGAGGTGCAGCAAAGTTTGGCGGTGATGTTGCTGTCATAACATCAGAAGGTGTTGTTGCATTATCAAAGGTATTTAACAGAGATAGAATAGGAACACAGGCTACTGCATTATCTGAGAAGATTCGTGGTGACATAATAGCACAGGTTAAAGAGACAAGAGCAACAACAGGTTGGCAGATATTTATTGATCCTAAAGGCGATAAAATATTTATTAACTTTCCAACTGGCAACTCAACTGATCTCTATAATCAGTTTGTTTTTAATCCAATTATTAACGCCTGGTGTTTGTTTCAAAACATACCTGCTAGAGTTTGGGGGCAGTTTAATGGTGATGTATTCTTTGGCGGTGCATCAGGCATTGTTTACAAGATAACAGGCAACGCAGATGGCACAGATGCTATTGTTGGAGATATAGCAACAGCATTTAATTATTTTGGTGACAGAGGAAGTATTAAAAAGTTTTCTTCAGTAGCACCAATGTTAGAGGGTGTTGTGAGTAATATAAGCTTTTCATTTGGTGTAGCAGTTGACCATGAACCAACAACACTGCTTGATCTGACACCTGCACAATTTACAACTGACTTAGCCTCATGGGATGAAGCTGAGTGGGATGAAGAACACTGGGCAGATGCTGAGGGCAGTGCCATAACTCAAAGACGAAAAGCAACAAACAAAATGGGCAGATCAATTTCTTTAAGACTTAAAATATCATCTAGCACACAGCCTATAAGCTTTATAAGTGCTAATTATCATATTCTACCAGGAGGGCCAATTTAATGCCGTTTTCATCAGGAACATTCTCAAGAGTACATGACTGGACAACAGACCGAGATGCAGGAATAAAAATATCTGCTAGTAGAACAGATGCCGAGTTTGATGGTATCGCTACTGCTTTGACAAGTACAATGTTAAAAGATGGAAGTCAGACTTTAACAGCTATGATACCTTTTACTCTGGGTCTGAGTGTACCAACTGATAAAAAACTACAACTTAGAGACAGCGACATTTTTCTAAGATCAAGTGCCGATGGACAAGCTGATTTAGTTGCTAACAGTGTTATACAATTAACCGCACCAACAGTTAATATAGAAGCATCCACAGCCATAACATTAGAGTCAGATGCCATAACATTAGGTGAGAATGGTGATACAGATATTGTACTAACCTTTAATGCTAACACTGCTGATGGCGTTATTACATGGAAGGAAGATGAAGATTACTTTTTATTAAGTGATGACATCTTAATGAACAGTACAGAAAAAATACAGTTTGGTGATACAGCATCTTTTATTCAGCAGTCCTCAGATGGTGTTTTAAGAATAGATGGCGAAGCAACAATAGATTTAAATGCATCAACTGAAGTAAATGTTTCTGCTGCTCTTACTGTCGGTGGAAGAATAATAACAGATGACACCACAGAAGCAACATCAACAACTGATGGTTCTCTGCAAACTGATGGTGGATTGAGTGTTGTTAAAGATGCAGTGTTTGGAGATGATGTTAAACTATTAAGTGATGCTTCAGTAATTCATTTTGGTGCTAACAGTGAAATAACTCTTACTCATAGTGCTGATAATGGATTAATATTAAAACACTCTGCAAGTGGTGATGATAAGTTTCCAACACTAACATTGCAAACAGGTGATACCGACATTGCTGTAGATGATTCTTTAGGAAGAATATCTTTTCAAGCTCCAGATGAAGGTACAGGAACGGATGCGATATTAGTTGCTGCTACTATAGATGCAATTTCTGAAGGAGATTTTAGTTCTTCAAACAACGCAACAACACTTGATTTCCAAGTTGGTGCTTCAGCATCGGCAAGAGCAGCAGGAGATGGAGCAAGATTAAGATTAACTTCAGCAGGAGAACTTCATTTAAAACCTGTAAGTGATACAGATGGAAATTATCCAATAATACACCTTCAATCACCTGAGTCTGTAATTGACACAAATGACCCTTTAGGAGAAATACAATTTTCTCCACCAGATGAGGGAAGTGGAACAGATGCTATTCTTGTTTCTGCTGCAATTCAAGCAAGGGCAGAAAGTGGTTTTGGTTCTGGTACAAATGCAACTTCATTAGACTTTAAGACAGCTTCAAGTGAAGCAGCAGCAACAAAAATGAGTTTAACATCTGGTGGACAATTACTTATAGGAACAACAAATAGTAATTTTGATGCAGGTGCAGATGATTTAATCGTTGGTAATGGTAGTGGAGATAGTGGAATAACTATTTATACTGGTAGTAGTGCAGGAGATAAAGGTTCAATATTTTTTGCTGATGCAGAAGTAGGAAGTAGTGCAGAGAAAAAAGGTCAGATAAGCTACGAGCAAAATAATGAAATAATGACTTTTTTTACAAATCACACTTTGGCAATGCAAATTGATTTAAATGGTCATGTAACTATGCCAAAGCAATCTGCTTTTCAAGCAAGACCGACATCTCAAATATCAAATGTAACTGATGGTAGTTCTCAAACTCTAACTATGGCAACAGAAGTTTTTGACCAAAATGCAGACTATGACCATACAAACAATACTTTTACAGCACCAGTAACAGGAAAATATCTTCTTACATTAATGTTGCGAGTACAGAGTGTTGATACAGCATCTCAATATTTCCAAACAATTATACTTACGAGTAATAAAGAATATCAATCTATATTTTCATCAAATGTTTTATCTAGTGACCCTACATATTGGGATACTATTGTTTCTGTTGTTGCTGATATGGATGCAACTGACACAGCAATTCCAAGAGTATTTATTGAATCAAGTGGTGCGGCTCAAGTTGATATTGCAACAGATAGTTATTTTAGTGGGTGTTTATTAGCATAGGGTGAAATAACCCTCTTTAAAAGGAGAAAAAAATGGCAGAATTAACAATAACAGTAAAGGTTAGTGATACTGACCAAACAGTATTAAAAAATGATTTACTAGACATTGATGCTTGGGTACAGGCTGCAATGACAGGTAAAATTAATAATTGTTGGAAGCGTATGCAAAGAGAATGGACAGATAAACTAATGAATGATGAAAGTTATACAGACAGCATACCATCTAACAAAGCAGACTTTGTAACATTGGTTACAGGTAGGTCTGACTACAAAAATAGAGCAGACAGAGATAAAGGTTAAATTATGAGCAAAATCACAATAGATAACAATGAATATAAACTTGATGACTTGTCAGATAAAGCCAGGTCATACGCTGAACATTGCCATGACTTACAGAAAAAAATTGTCAACGCACAGAAAGATTTAGAGCAGTTAGTGACAGCAAAAAATACTTATTACAACGCTTTGAAGCAAGAATTAGAGACACCACAAGCGGCTGAGTAATGGCAAGAAAGTCTGTGCAAACTGTTGATAGTGAATTGAAGTCACATGAAAGAGAATGTGAAGTACGCTATCAGTCTATCCTGACACAGATTGAGAAAATAGATAAACGCATATTTAGAATGGAAGGGTTAATACTAGCATCCACAGTGACTGTCTTTGGGTCTGCTGCCAGTTTGTTTGTCATTCTTTTGAATTGATAAATGATCGATCCAATTACACTAGGAGC